AAAGCTAAAAAAGCTAGAGCAAAAGGTAAAAAGGTTACGGCTGGACAATTACGTCAAGTCTACAATAAGGGGCTCGCCGCTTATAAAACTGGGCATCGTCCTGGAACAACACCAAACCAATGGGCAATGGCTCGTGTAAACTCTGTGCTAACTGGAGGTAAAGCGGCGAAGGTTGATGCTCATATTTTTGGTAAAGGTAAAAAGCCAAAGAAAAAACCTACGGCTAAGAAAAAAGGTTAATGTCTTACTTAATTAGCAATATACCCTTCTTTAAGTGTTGGGTACGCAAAGAATTTACGCATAATCATGAAAAATATAGAGGTGAATTTATACATGCTCATGCGTTTGCCGTAACTACGATGCCAGATAGAACACTTGGTTTTCAAGTCGTGTTTACTGGTTGTGAGGTTGACGGCACTGATCAAACAAATATACATGGTGGAGCAATGTGGGCTAGAATGCCTTTGACTGCATTGGTTGCCGACATACCGTTAGAAACTATGCCTGACATTATGCACCCACGCTTTGCTCAGCCTTGGGACTGTAGCTCACATCACCATAGTGTTGTTAAGTTAGATTATGTAAGTGTTAGTCCATGGATATGTAAAATAGATAATAGGTTGCATATCGGTAAATATTTATTTACAATAGATTACAGTCAGTCTGATTTAGCAGATGATCCAGCTCAGCATAAGCAGAGTCATATCATACAGTTAATTAAGGCTGATAATTGGACTGGTAACATAGTTGCCTTGCCAAACAACAGGGTTAGAGTAACATCCCCTGCACTCTGGGAAACTGGAGAGGGAGCTCCCGATTTTAAACCGAGTCAGTGGACTCATAATGCAGAGGAACATGAACAGTATATGGATCCCGATGTAACATTTAATAATCTTTATAAGGAGAGTAAAGAATGATGAAAAAGAAGAGCTATGCAATGGGTGGTGCTACTAACGATAAAGAAAAAATGATGGGTGGTGGTGCTATGAAGAAAAAAAGTTTTGCGATGGGTGGTGGTGCTATGAAAAAGAAAAGTTTCGCCAACGGTGGCAAAGTTGTAAAAGGTCCTTATAGTTAATGACAACTTCATCCTCTACAGATTTTGAGCTAGATGTAGCTGAATATATTGAAGAAGCCTTTG